TATCACCCGCCACAGGTGCTTCAGTCATTGTTATAGTAGCACCACCGTTGAAGGTAAATCCTTCACCAGGTACCTGTAAAACATCATTAATTGTAAGAATGATTGTTTGATCAATTTCTATAGGAGAACCAGATTTAGTTTGAATAGCATATGATTCACCACCAACTGTAATTGGGAATGCCTTTCTAACACCATCAAATTTATCGGAGAAATCGTCAAGTACATCAAATTCTCCCATAGTCCACATATTAAATTCGTCATAATGAACTTTTTCTAGGGTTAACTTGAATGGTTTGTATATACCCTGATTGATTGGGATACCAACAGTTTGTGACTCATGAGTAGCACTACCTGTCATAAGGTTTGTAGGTACAGTCAATACATGTCCTGCTCCATAACCATATCCAAGATTAGTAATTTCAAAGTCAATTACTCTTCCACCAGTAGTTGCAACCCCAACAGTAATATTTGCTCTTGCTTGAGAACCACCAACACCTGGTGTTGAAGCATTATCATACCAAAGAGGAATATCCTGATAAGGTAATGGTGCATCAATTATTGCATCAAATGTAGATGATGCAGTACCAGGGAATCCAGGAACTGGATCAGTATATGTAATTGCAATACTTACAACACCACCATTAAGAACTGCTGCTGTACCAATGTATTGAATAGATGGATTTCCAGTAGTTGATAATGCTACACCAACTCTAACTACAGTTGCTATACCAACACCACCAATAGATGCTGTAGAACCAAATCCAACTGCACCAGGAGTTACTCTATAACCAGAACCACTATTACCAATAGCAACAGCAGTAACAATACCAGAAGAAGCAAAACGGACTGTTGCACCAGCAGAAACTAATGGTTGATAACCAAATCCTTCACTTGAACCAACGGAGATGATCATACCACCTCTTGGAACAGATGCATTATTAACATCCCAAGCAACAGAAGACGCAGCTCCTGTATATGTCATGGAAGTAATACCAGACACTTCACTTAATGTATAGTCACTTAATTCTCCTGGACCTTGTAGTATTCCATTTACTAATTGAATACCATATTGAGTAGAAATTCCAGTAATGTTTGATCCATTAACCTTTAAATCAAATATCTTTGTTTGTCCATTAAATTGATTGCCTATATCATCAATAATGTAATTGGTTGTATATGCATCATAATTAGAACCTTTAACACCAGAACGCATAAAGACTCTACCACTGAAACTAGAACCTGTTGTAATACCAACCCAATCTCTCTCACCTGGACGACTTGTTGAATGTCCTACAGGAGGTTCTCCACCATTAGGTGCATCAGAGAAGTTGAGAGTATTGTTAATAATATTATAATCACCTAATAGTCTTGTTACCGTATCACCAACTCCAGTTGGAGATCCACTATGGAAACCAAGTTTTGTACCCATCCAATGACGATAGACTTTAATCGCATTAGTGGAACCAAATCCAACAGAATCAATCTTCATTATTTCTTTATTGATTCTGATAATATCATCACTGTAGAATGACGTTATACCAGTGACATACAATGTATCACCATATGCAGCAAGATCTGTTGACAGTCCAGTAGTAACTGAAGTTTCTGTAATAGGTGCTTGAATTACATTATCAATTGATATCAAACCTCTAGTATTCTCTGTTCCATATTTGGAAGTAATACTATGAGAAGTACCAATACCAACTGATGAAATATCAACTACAGTTGGTGTAGTCTTTAATGCATTCTCTGGAGATGTAGCAAGTTGAATATTGTTAGCATCTTTCTTAACAACATATACCTGTTGAGGTAGGTATGTGATAGTTGCTCCAACACCTGGGAAATAAGTAGCAGCAATTCCTAACCTATCACCTGTAGTACCAATACCTGTAGTAGCAGAACAACTAACTCTGGTACTAACTGTATACTCAACTTCTTCACCACTTACAAAGAAGTGGTTTGGAAGTGAAATAGTGTTATTAGTAAGATCAACAACACTTGTACTTGTTCCATCAAAATTCTTTCTAAAGATTGGATTATTGTCATGTGCTATATCAAATTCTGTCCTCTTATCATAGAATGTTCCACCATATACATCCCAAGTACTTCTAACTGAACCACTATTGAGTTCTATTAGTTGTGGGTCAGAACTACTCTCTACAACCTTAAGTGCCTGAACAAAGGTCTTAACCTCTAAAGCAGTATTAGCAGGTGCTGTAATGATTAATTCAGAATTACACGCTCCATCAGAAGATCTTCTTCCACTAATAGTACCTAATCCATCAAATGCTCCCGAACCTGCTTGTAGATTACCATACTCTGTAAGGAATACATCGTCGTCGTCATCTACCATCATTACTTCACAGAACTCATACCTATCATTTGTAGTATCTTTAACCTGAACTAATACATAAGCACCATCATGGTCATCATTATAACTTCCAATACCAACAGCAGCAGGAGATCCAGCAGACGGAATAGTAGTTGATTTAGCAATTAATGATGCATTAGAAAGTGTTTGTGTTCCAACTCCACTGAAGGATTCTGATGAAATACCAATACAAATTGAGTTAATCCAAGCAGTTTGAATACCTGCATTAGGAGTATAGTTAACCTCTATAGCAGCAGTAGTTCCAACACCAACAATCGCAGGTCTAAATGTTCCTAATGGTTGAGCAGCAAGGTTATCTCTTCTATTATGAATCGCTAATTGACCATATTCTTGCCATACGATACTTGTAGCACCAATACCAGAATAAAGTATACTTAATTCATCATATTCAACCGATCCTTCACTAGTAGCAATAGCAACAATAATCTTAGCAGATCTTGGATTATATAATTCATTAGTTGCATTACCAGCAGTACCAAGTCCTGTAGTAGATGCTGTACCTACTGTAGCAATCTTGAGTTCTGTTCCACCAGTTGCTAAAACGTTGGATGAACCAATACTAACCAATGCTCCTGCAGGATTAGAATCATAACCAACACTTGTAGCACCAATAGCTGTTAGAGAAGTAGTAAATCCTAATTCATCTAGGTTATATGAAAGTGATATAACGTTATAATTATTCTTTTCAGACTTAACTGGGTGGAATTGAAGAACAGCATCAGTGCCATCAACTGCTGTATCCATATAACCCAAATCAGTAACAGTATCAACAGAACCATACTGGTTGATCATTGATTTGCCACTAACAGAGTCAAATAAAGCATTGACCATCATTATCTGACGTTCTTTCGTGAATAATCTGTCTCTTACGTAAACAATAAACCTATTTTCTTTGTTGTTGGCAATATCATACCTAGCAACTTCAGCCCAAGGATCTGGTCTTTGATTGCTATTAAATTGTGGTGATAAATCATCTATCTTCAGAACTCTGTTACCAACAGATTCTGCATAATCAATCAAAATACGATTCTGGAAGGTAATCTCATCAGAGAAGTTACCAGCAGCAGGAGATCTATCTTTTAAGTTCTCTGTAGCAAGATCAAAGTTATTATATCTCCAATAATTCTCATAATTCTGGATATTAATAATACCAGTAACAGTTCCTGCAATTCCTACTTTTAAATCAGTCTGATTTCCTACAGGAAGTTGAGATTCAACTTGAAGTTGACTAAATTTCCTAAATCCTGCAGTATGAGTTAATGTATTAACAATATCTTTCCATTTTTCAAAGAATACTCTCGATTTAATTGCATAAGAGAAACTCTGATAGTATTCATTGTCATGAACTCTTTGTAGAGTATCATTTAAGAATCCAGTGCTATATTCCCACCCATTATCTACAATGGAGAAGTAGTCTGTCTTATAATGATCATCAAATGTCATTACGATCTCAGAAACAGTTCCTTTAGCACCAGTTTCTAAGGATTCAATAAGTCTACCAACTTCAAAATCACTATTCGTTTCTACTGTCAACCACTTACTTTCTGGATCATATTCATACGCAACACCCTGTACAGGACCAGTACTAGTCTCTGATTTAAGAGTTTCATTTGCGTTAAAGGTATTAACTCGTAATGTGGGAGCAAATTGTGGGAAATCACGTTCTTTAATTAAGGTACCATAAGATAATGCAGAATTAAAGTTTCCTGGTACCTCTCCAGATGGAAGTAAATTACCTAAACTATAAGTTACAACACCAACGTTACCAAGATTCTCATGAACAGACTCAACTTCAAATGATTGATAATCATAGTACTGTGAATCAAAACCTTTACCAGTTGAACCAACACCAACACTTACATTTTCAATAAAGAGTTTATCGCCAATTTCAATTGGGAATTTGCTATCATCACCAACTGCTTTAGGTTCTGCAGCACCAAAACTGTATGCAGTTTTTAATGTGACTGCTACTTTATTTGTAGTTGCATCATAAACAAAGTTTTGAGCACGAATTCCGTTTGGATTACTTACTGGGACAATAATTGGTGTTACAGGAGATAATCCATAAGTGTTTTGAATGATATCAACATAACCAGGAGCATCTGGAGTTGCTAAATTATATGCTAATTCAACATCATCAATTTTTTGCCTTGTTCTACCATCAAGAACAACTAGTGCTGGTGGGGTATTATAACCTCTACCATAAGAAGTAATACCAACAGACTCAAGACCAGATAGTGCTTCAATCTTAATAATTTGAGGAAGTTTTGCTTGAGGTCTTAATGTAAAGTCGCAAGGATAATCAAAACCAATATTTTGTATCTCTGTAGTCTTAATCTTACCTATAGTTGTACTAGATGCCTCTAGAATCGCTCCAGAACCGCTACTAGTACTTACAGTAGAGATTCCAGGTAATCTCTTATATCCTCTTCCTTTATCCGCAAGAGAGACATAATAAATTGGTCCATAAGCAGTCTTAGAATTTGTAGTATATTCTAATTTTGTATCAGAACCTGCAGTATATGAAGCAACTTCAGGATATTTTGCTATATCATAAGTAAAGGTTGTATTAGAATTGGCAAGAACATTAAATTGTCCAGCATAACGACTATCCTTAATATTGATACTATTATTTGCTTCAAGTTCAGTATCCAATACCATTTCTTTATTGATATCTGGATTCTGAGATGAAGTATTTGCAATTAAATTGTAATAAAGTATTTTTGGAGTATATTGGTTAACTTTTAGAGTTAATTTACCATCATTTCCAACAGTACCACTTCTAGTAACTTCAAAACTTTCTTCCATTTCATTAGAAGTGTACTCATGAATGAAATTAGAGTCAGTATATAATTCTAGGTCAAATGCTGGATAATCAGTAACACCAACAGTATATTTCAAAGAAGGATCTGATAAATCAAAGGTTACAGTACCATTCTTATAAAACTCCAATGGTGGGTTAACCAAATTAAGAGTTCCTGTATTGATACCTACAATATCAACAAACTTTGGTTTCTTCTGAATTGTTTGGAACCTACTACCACAAAGTTGAATAACGTCTTTAGTCTGAACATATACAAAATACTCTTCATCATTAGTCAATCCAGTTGCAGGAGTACTAGAAGTATGAATAACTCTTTGTCCAGTAGTTAGATTGTGATTTACTATATTAATAGAACTTGGAATATCTGTTCTAGATGCAGCAGTTGTAATTCCTGCAGCAGTAAAATCTAATGCCTTAGCAACTAATTTTCTATTTGCCTTATTATACTTGATTGGTATACTTGTCGATATACCAGCATCAACTGTAAGATATACAGTATCATTATGTGTTAATCCGTGTGTGCTTGCAGCAGAGACCGTTATTAAGTTCTTTTCTATAGCACCAGTTACTATATTTGGATATTTCGTTGTTAGACTATGATATCTCCCAGTTCCAATACCCAAGAAATACATTAATGTTTGATGCCTTGTAGATGCTGCAGTTCCTACAAAGATGTCTGATGCTGTTTGATCTCCTTCTGTACCAATTGCAACTCTAACTGTTGATAATCCAACGAAATCTGGTGCAAGTTTTGCAACAAATAAAGGAACATCTTCTGCAAGATTTGTGGTATATGGATTTACAGAACCAGTATTAGAAGAATTAGTAGCAATACCTAATGAATCACCACCATTTCTGTTATAGAATACCTCGTCACCAGTATTTAATTTATGATTTGGTAGATATATTGATCTTCCTGGAAGGAATATCTGAGTTATACCAGATCCTGGATTCTCAAAAGTAACTGTAGTTCCTACTCCAACATTACCATTTTCTGAAATTGTACTTAATCCAACAGATTCTCTTGGATCAAAATAGTATTGTTCATCAACTTTATTGGAGAATGTTGTATTAAATCCAACAGGAAGAGTAAACTTTCTAGGACGTTCTTCTACAACAG